TAAACATTCCATCATAGACTCAGCACCTAATGATGCAATATATAAAGTATTTTTATTCTTATGATAATAATTATAGATATTTATGATATCAAATATACCTTCAGTAATTACAATAGTATCAACATGATCTGGTACACCTCTGTATAATGTATATCCATAATCTTTTTCTAATGCATATTTAACTTTATAATTACCAAATATACTTCTAAACATAAACATTCTATAATCACGTGTGGCAAATGTAATTCCACGTTTATCATTACGAATACCTAATACATTAAATTTATTAAGATCATCAGTATCAGACTCATCTAATGTATCATTAATAGTTTGATATAAATTAGGTACTACTCTATAAAATTGTATCAATGCTGGATTAAATTGAATACCTGTTCTTTTCATCAGATAATCAATTTGATACTTTGATAAAACTTTATCCTGGACTATTACTGGTTTTGTTCTGAGTTGCCATTCTTTAATATTACTATCAACTTTAGATGCTTTTAGTAAATTAACAATAGCGTCAGTATTATCAAATCCAAAATCAGTAAAGTCTTCTACTGTTATATAACGTCTGATAGTACAACTGGCTCTAAAACATTTAAGGAATGGCCTTTTATCTTTTTGATACCATATATACAAGCTACGGTTCTTATGTCTAGGACATTCACTACATATTCTATCACCAGTTATCTTATACCATCCATTTTGACTTTTTCTCGGGTTAAGCTCAGCATACATAAATTTAAACCATAATTCTGAAGCTTCGTCTAAAGTCATGTATTACCCCACAAATTCTTTAAATAAGTCATTAACAACAGTAGGCCTATCAGTGTATTCTTCATACGGGTTAGTTTCATCAGAGTCATCATACTCGATAGGATATTGCTTTGGAAATAATAAGTTACGTAACATTTTTGGACTATTTAATAAACGTAACATATCGTACATCTCATGTATATTCGGCGAATAGGTATCCACATCTCCCATATACATGTTCATTAACGATTTAAAATCTTCTAAACCTATTTCTAACTCTCCACTATTTAATAATGCCATTATACTAGCATCATTTAAAGATGTAACTGGTATTTTACTATCTTGCATAGTTATTATTCTACATATATTATGTAAGAACTCAAGTTCTGGGTCTTCCATTACTCTAAAATAGAATAGTGCAAGTATATTCTGGTTACTAGTACCAAATATAAGATTTGTATAAGTTTTATACTCTCCTATAACAGCTAGTAAACATTTATTAATAATAAGTTGGTTAAATAAATGGTCTTTACTTATTACAATATTATTTTTTACAAAATTTGACATTTTCTCAGCAGTTTCTAAACCACGAGTATCTAATAGATTTTTATATATAGTTGCAAGCTCCATAATAAACTTATCCATAAGCTCTCTAGCAGTTTTGATACGAGTACTATAAAGAAATGCAGTCCTATCGCTATATAGAGCAATATCTTTATTAGTATCTGAATAACTGTCTTGAACTATGTCTATCATATTAACTTCTGGAATTTCTTTACGTTTATCTTGGTTTTTAACTATGTTCATATAAACAGATGTTATAAACTTAGATAAGTTTTTATTAGCAAATTTAAAGTCATCCCAGTCACAAGTCATATTATATACGACTTTATTCATATCTTTAAGTGTTACACTATATTTCTTTGCAAGTTCTTCATCATTTTGATCTTTTAGTGGTGGAGTATACTTACGAAGTGCTTTCCAAATAATCTTTCTAGCATCATCTGCAAGTCTTTGCTCACTCATTCCAAATTCACTAAACTTTATTACAAAGTTTTCTGTATTTTCTTTAGTCCATTGATTAATATAGAATTCCGTAAAGAAATGATGTATTTCAGATTTAAGTTCATCTATACTTCTATCAATAGGAAAACATCTTGCATATACATTACATAGATTATCAAGTATTTTATCTATGAATTGTAAATAATCGTCTTCTTTCTTATTATTAGTATTATTTAATATACCATTAAATATATAACCAATTTTAATAAGAATATTAAGACAATGGATAATTCTACAGTTTAAATTATCCAAAGTTACTTCAGTTTCTGCTGGTTTATCATCAATATTATCTATTGATATAGCATCAACATATCTACATACACACTCGACTATATATTCGTCAAATGTTACATGTTTCTCAATTAATTCATAAAACTTTTCATTAAAAGTCTCATCAGCATTACGAGTTAATAAACTCGTATCATTATACATTTCTACTATCTTTCTAAATAGAAATTGTCCTAATTTGTAGTATTCTACTTTATCATTAATATAGAAATACTCTAGGAAATGATTAAGTCCTTCTACAATTTTAATTATATTCGTACTATTAGAACTACTACTACGAATACAAGGAATACTCTTACCGCCTATAATACTTTCAAATTCAATACCTCTTCCCTTTTTAAGGAAAAACATCTTATTTTCCATACTATTCTCCTATATATTATATTTTATATTCAGTTCTAGCTCCATTTAAAGATATTCCATCAATATCTCCTATTACTATTCTATGTGCTGTATCACTAGAAGATTCTATACTATGTGATATACATATGATTTGATCTATTTCTAATGTTGCAAGAAGACTATCAATTATTTGATTAAACTTCTTACGATTAATTATATCAAGATTTGCATCTATTTCGTCTAAACAGAATACTTTATATCCAGATAAAGTAAGAACACAAGCATTCATTATCAGACTAACTAAACATAATTCACCAGAAGATAATTGCGATATATCTGGTATTTCTATATCATTAACAGAAGCCGATATTAGTATATTTATATCATCTACCGTTATTTCTATATTAATTGGAATATTATTTTCATCCAAAAGAACATTAGTTTGCTTTTCTAAGAAAGATAATACATTATTAAGCATTATTAATGGTATTTCTTTCTCCATTATAGTTCTAATTCTAGAAAGAGCAACTCTATCTTTATCTAGACTATTATATTCTTGCTCTACTTTAATCTTATCTTCTATAATACGTTGTATATTAACTCTTTCTGTAATTATAGCATAATTACGTTTCTCTAATGTCTTAATACTCATTTCATCAGAAGATATTCTAAGAGTTAACTTATTATAGTTCATATTTGCCTCTTTTAACGCATTATAATGCTGTTTTAACGCATTCTTTGTCATATAGGCATATTTTGTATTAAGAAGATATGGATTGATGTTAAACTCGACGTTATGCGTTTTAATAGCCTTTAAGTCCTTTTCTAATTTATCAATTTCCTCTAATAAAATATCAGGATTTTCTACATCTAGATTTATATGCTTAATACTATCAAGTTTTATTTCATAATCTTTTATACTATTCTCAAGACTTAATATATTATTAATGAGATCTTCTATATTAGTCTTTAATGTATAAACTGATATTATATACTCACCATCAGTTAAACTATTAATAAAAAATGATTCATCTTTATTTAAATGTAAATCTGTCATAGTTTTATTAGTATATTTATCTATTATATGTAATTGATTGTAAAGTAACTTTAATGGTTTTAATAATTCGATATCGCTATTTATTATAGCTAAACTTTCTTCACTCATTTTAAAACTATTAGCATTTTCCTTTACCCATTTTGCATCAGTTACATATCTTTGATATAGCTCACAATTTGACGGACACGGTTCTACTTCATATTCTTTCCCGCCTTCAGAATTATTATACTTCTTATTATATTCTGCTATAAAATGTTCTAATACATGTTTTTCTTCTTCTTGTTCTTTCATTATATCAATTACATTTTTACTAGCATAATTATAACTACAGTTTTTAACTCTATTTATAGCATCTATAATGGCTTTTAAAGGCTCTATAAGTTCAATATAAAGGTTTTCCATATATTTAGGATTAACGTATAAGCTAAGTTTAGAACGCTTATTAGAGGCCTCTAAACGCGTTATATCGCATTTATTAATCCATTCTTCTTTATTAAGTTTTGTCTGATAAAGTGATACTTCTTTATAATATTTATCCTTTCTAGAAGTTATGTCACTAAATAATCTATTAATAGCATTCTCATTTTCTATTTTTATATTATATCTATTTATAACAGTTTCATTATCAGAAAACATACTTAAAGCATCTAAACATGCATTAATATCTTCTATATTATCTTCTTTTAAATTATCATATTGAGTAAGTGTCTTTTTATCTTCTTCAATAGATAATTTCATAGCATCCATTTTGAAATTATTTGTAGATTCTTCACTATCTAGTTCTTTAAGTTTATGTTTTAACTCATCTACAGTTCCAGATATATCTCCGCTACGCCCATCTTTAATCTTATTGAGCATATTATTAACTGTACGATACTCTATTATACAGTTTCTAGTCATATTCTCTACTTCTCTAGTTTCAACTATATCAGATAATAATTCTCTTCTATTCTTAGCAGAAGACTCAGTAAGACCATTAGTTTTAAAGCTAATGTGAGAAGAATTAAATGTTTTATGGTCAAACTTTAGATATTTCTTTACAAGATCTTTAAAAAAGTTTCCATTTCCTGTCGGGTTTAGTTCTTCAGTAACTCCATTCTTTATTATATTGAAATAAGATTTCGCACTATGTCCTTCTCTATTATTTGGAGTATACTCATGGATTATTTCATAAAATATATCATTATCTTTATATATTATACGTTTATATCCACTAACACCTTTAATAATGGAATACGCACTACTATATCTATTAGAAGACGGGTATGGATGAAGTTCTGATAAGAGAAAACTCTTACCAGAACCATTTTTACCAACTATAGATACTATAGGATTATCAAGTTGTATTTTAAAATTACCTAACTTGACATGATTTTCAAACTCTAATTCATATATTATCATAGTTACCTCTTTTTAAATATTCTATTAGCATGAATTTGTAATCCTGTTACTAATGCTTGTGTTCCTGATGATTTTTCAGACTTTACTGTAACAGCATCCACAAGTCCATAATCTACTCCCCATTTTAAGAATCTTTCACGTGGTAATATATCTGTAGAATCACGGCTATCTTTATTATTAGGATTAGTATCAGCTAAATAACGGTATTTATTGTATTGTAAACATGCATTATAATCAAAACAGTTAGTATTATTAAATGTATTGAATAATGCACTATTAGAAGCTATGGTTTTATATATTTCAAGACTCATTGGTTTGATAAATGCTTTACTATATTTTACAGCATTATCAGAAGTCTTTTCTTTTACAGATTTATTAGTATCAGAAATACGTAATAGCTCTTCTCCTAGGTGTGGGTATAATGCATAAAAATGCTTTTTACTATACCCGGCTATAAGTTTTATAACAGTATTAGCATTAATCATTCTACGATCTAATCTAAAACTATTATTTTTAGCAAATATTTCATCTTCATCTTCCTCCGGAATCTCTGAATTATCTAGAAATTCATCAATTTCTCCAGAAGCTATCATCTTTTCACGTTTCTTATTAAATCCAATATCATGAGATCTTTCTATCCATTGGTAAATATTTGGGATTGCATCTCCAGATTTCTTTCTCATTTCTTGGTCCATAAGATAACATTCATAAGTATTAAGAGTAATGTCTTTAACTTCATCAGATATATCAAGCTCCATTATTTGTTTTACTATATCCTCTGCTTCTTTTTCTTCGAATACTGCTAATGCATTTACGAAGTATTTAGCATAGAACTTTAAATGAAATATGGGTTTATTATATCCATCTTTTGTGTATATATCATGAATAAAGTATGCAGTTTGTTTACGTACTTTATTACGGTTCTTTCCTTTACGGTCTTTAAATGTAAATGGAGTATAACCATATCTAGCACGTTCATAATAAAAAGCTTCAGTCATAAATGGTTGCCTTATTTGACCATTTATATTATAGCTTCCATTCTTTTCAGGTATTGGAATTACAAGTATTACACTATTATCAGCTATACTATCTTCAATTATAGATTGTTTAGTAATACGTTCTACGTTATATTTATGCTTTTTAGCTTGTGTTTTATAGAATTTCTCAACACTTTCTATAATAACATAACCTCTTTTACGCAGATATTCAATTTTCTCTATAACTTCTTGTATTTCTATACCTTTTTCCATATTAAGATCTATAGGTGGTTTACTAAATATACATTTGTATAAACGTACATTCATTATATCCAATGATGCACATATGTCCATATTTGCTGGAATATCGAGAGCATTCTCATTTTGTTTCTTTATCATTACAATATTTTGCAATATTCTTTCATTGTATGGAATTTCTTTATAAGCTATAAGAACTTCCTCATATTTATTTGATGTGTACGGGTCTATTAATACATCTTCAAATAAATAATCTTTAATATCACGATTTATATTAAATAAATCATTATTTAAGAAACCAGTTCTTTGAAATGCGTTAGCAAACTTGCTATACATTTTGTCTAGCACTGATACTTCACGTTCAAATTTCATAATCACTCTACTCCTTTAAAATAATAAAAATAAAGTGGAGAACCTTAATTCTCCACAATATCTTTTATTCATTATTTATTGTTATAAATCCATTAGATACCGCTATTTCCAGGATTTTATCAGCTGACATATATATTTCTTCATCATCTAGATTTAAAGTAGCAATCATAAGACTATATTCTACTACTTTAGGGCTATATGCATCTCTTATAACGTCAGCTAACATATGAGGCCATTTGGATTTATTCACATATTCCAGTTTATGAACAGCTTTAAGCTGATTAGTTGTTAATACGATGTTCTTTGGCATAAGATAATATTTTATATCTCCCATTGTAATTACAACTTCAGTTGCATTTAATGGTTCTTCATATATATTTTTACTATCCATAGTAACCGTATTAGTTTTATTGAAGATTATATCTTCAACTGGTCTTTTATCTTTATTAATCATATTACCAATAAGATTTAGACCTATTTCAACGGGATTATTTATCCCGTTGATTTTAAGTTTATTATTTGAATATTCTACGTTTACTTTTCCATTTATATTATTATAAATATCTTTCAAAGTATCCGCTATATTACTATTATCTACTGTAGGTGTGTCATCGGATTTCATTAATGATGAAACTGTTTCTAATTTAGGATCTGACTCATTGTATCTTTTCTTTAATACAACTCCGGAAGTTTTCTTTTCCATAAAAATCACCTCTTATCCTATATTAGAATATGCAGTGTCATCTTTAACAGCTCTCATTAGAGTATATCCTGGTTTAACTATCATATTCCAAGATATTTGTCTGTACTGGTCCATAACCAATTGTGGTCTAATTTCAAATCCACTATAATATGAAATTATACCTTTTTCTAATACACCATCATCTACGTCTGTAGTTGCACTATTTAGATATTCTAATGTCAATCCAGGGTCATTAGCAAATTTAGTAGATAATGTTGCAACTGTATTCATACAGTTATTCATATCAGACTCAATTATACTACCAATAGACTTTAATGGATTAGGTGAAGCCGAGTATGTATTCACACTATTATAGAATGCATTAACTTCATTAAATACCATTGCTTTAGTAGCATCTGTCTTTGCAGCTTCTTCTGAGTTCAATTGAAGATTTGTTCTAAACTCATTAGAAAGTTCAGCAGTTGGTATTAAAGCTAATTTGCTGTTTGGTATTGATGTGTGTATTTCTTGTAATTTAGACATGATTGCATTTCTACTACCAGTTAACATATCTAGTATTGTAGTAGCTTTCTTCTTATCAATTATAACTAATAATGAATAAGAACCATATCTACCAGCTTTATCAATTACCTCTGGTTCACTGTAGTAGATTTCTACCCCAGTAACAAAGTTATCTTGGTTCATTATAGAGATAACCCTCGCTTTGTTAACTAAACTCCCGATTAATAAATGCACCATTACGATTTTCCAATTGAATGTATTCATCTTATTCCTCCTAAAATAAAAAATATTGTATATTTCTATACTACCTTATTATATGTAATTATCTTGTTTTTAATTATTATATACTTAATGCTTGCCATATTTGACTAAATTCTATATCTGCAAAGTTCTTATATTTTCTTATAAAGTTTGCATCCCAGAATTTCTTAAGTTTCTTTGCATTATCCATATCTGTAAATCCACAATCTTGAACTAGCTTTTTAAGCTTTTGTATAGCTTCATTAATTCTAGCACTTTGTTGGATTGGAGTTCCAGCTCCAGTAACACTATTAACAACAGTAGTTCCACCTAATGAATTAAACATTTGTGTAGTAGAATTACCTGACGCAGTTACTGTATTTTTATGTACTGTTACACTATCTGCAGTTATTGGATTTTGATATACTCTCCAATCTACACCTAATTGAGCTAATTGATTATCTAATCCTTGATTAATTCTTTGTGCTAGTCCAGCAATGTATTCATCTCCATATGGACCGTTTCCTATTTTATTTAAGATAGTATTTGTACTAGTTTCTACAATTTTATCAATAAGAGTCACAACTTCAGCTTTTCTTGCTACTATATGATTATTATTCACTATATATGCAAGTCTAGCAAGATAATCTCTATTATTATTATCTATTAATATGTTATCATATATTGCATCTAGAAGTCTATTTTTAGCTTCTTGATCATTTACATTTACATTAACAACTGGTGTTGGTTGATATGTATATACTGATTGTGCAGTATTAATAGCATTATTATAATTTACTGTATATGCTGGTTGTGTATATTGTTCAGCTGCTCCTGTATAACCACCTACTGTTGAAAATACTCCGTTTCTTATGCTGTCTCTTCTTCCAAACATATTAATTACCTCCATTTATTTTATCATTAAATATATCTTTAAAGTTAATACCAAATGACCATAATAATCTAGATGCGACAGACAATGATATTTCTTTATTGTTATCTACACAGCTATTAAGATTTCTAACATCATTAAGAAGCTTATCAGATGCTTTCTGGTCAAGTGGTCTAGGTTTGCTCATTATTTTTATGGCTTTTATAATTGCTTTAGTGAATGGTATATCATCACTAACTGTTTCTGGGTCTGGGAAACTAGTTCTCTTTCTCCAGAAATCATTTAATACTACTTCTGTTGCTCTTGTTATAGTACCAGGTCTTTCTAAATGATTACTTACTTCAGATAACGGAAGTACTTGTACATCATCTTTTTTGTAGACTACATCTTTATAAGATATATCTCCATTTGATTCTACTCTTATTCCTATATCTAAATCTAATGTTAATATTTGTCCATCTGGTAACCTAAGCATGTGTGTAGTATTAGGGATAAATGTTTCTGATTTTCCTATTTTATTATTACTATATTTTAAAAACATCTATCTAATCCTCCTCTTTAGGTTTAAGTTCTTGTTCAAAATAAATATCAGCACCTATTGCACGAAGTTCTTCTGTTACAATATAGACACGATTTCCATCATTAACTGTAGCAGCTTTAAGGTCATGATTTAATAGTAAACCTGTAATATTATATGTAAGTTGTACATCTTCTTTACAAGCTTTCTTTGATCTTAATGATTCTGCATTAACTTTCTCATCATTCTTTTCTTTTGCCAGACCTTTTGTATCTGTCTCTGGTTGTGATGTGCTACTATTACCAAACATAGTATCATGATGGTCTATATGCTGATATGTATAACCTACTAAATGTTTTACTGTAAGATTTAAATCTCCGTATTCTGGATGTTTAACTTCTATATCTGTCTCAGCCATTCCAAAGTGTTTAACTGCATACGCCCTTATTTCAGAAACACGTTTTAGACTGAAGTCATTACTCCATGGCATAACTGCAACTGGAAGAGTTTCATAATTTTGACATAATGTATGAATTTCTTCTGGAGTAAATCTGTGTTCAAAATCATAATTGATATTGCATAACGTACAGATATTAATAAAATGTTTAAAACATGTCTCAGCATTCATTTTCTTTGCAGCATTTACAAAGCAATAAAATACAGCAGATAAGAAATGTTCTTCACAAAATCCCATAATTGTACGGTTTACAAATGTAAGACTACTATAAAGCACATCTATATTACGCCCAGTAGATGGGTCTTTATATTCTCCGTCTGGATATATCTTTTCAATAGTTCCCTTCGCCCCATGGGAATTAGTTACTTTAGCCCCTATTCCAGGTCTTACAAATGTTACAACATCAATAGTTATAAAAGGTTTGCTTATAACTTTATCAGACGTTCTAAGTTTATCAAAGTATTTAAAATTCTCTAGATAACGAAGAATCTTGTCATCACATATGTCTCTATATTGTGTAACTATTCTATTAAGCGTATTATAAACATCTTTACGGAATTGTATATATTCCTGTCTATAGCTTTCAAGAATTGGATTTTCTATAGGTTCATTACATATAACTCTAATACGATTTATATAAGAGTTTGGATGAACTATAAGTTGAGTTTCCTCTTCAGATATAGGTACATCGTGTGTCTGAGTAAGTTTTGTTATTTCTCCTTCATTCTCAACTATTTTAAAGACAACTGGGTCTTCTAGTATAGTTTTAAGTGGTGGAAAAATATTTTTATACTTAGATATGATTATTCTATCTTTAAGATCGATAGAAATTCTAGAGATTTTAGCAAATGTCATTCTATTACAGAATGATTCACTTACTTTAATAGAGTCTCCTTGCATATCTGTATTAATATCCATCATAGTTAAGAAGTTATTACCACGAGTCATCATAGAATTAACTGGATTATAACAGTGAGGATATCTTAATGTGAAATTTGAGTCATCTGAATTAATATCATACTCTTCGCCCATTTTAAGTAGATCTAAGTCAGTTTTCTCATACACCATATAACCACCATTATCGTGTGTACCATCTGTGTCTAATAAACTTATACGCCCATTATGTTTATAGACGATAATACGTTGACTTTGATATGTTATTTCTGCTAGTTTAGTAATCTTCCCCCGTATTCTCTCAATAATTGAAGATTTTTCAAACATATCCATACACATTGCAGATGCACATAGAGGTACTTCTGTATGTAATGGAACTACCATTGCTTTTTCTTGTGATATTGACATATCATTACGTTGTGTAGAGTTGTGATCTGCAAATGGTATCCAGTTACGAGAGTATTGAAAAGATTCTAGCATATTTGGTGTAATTTCCAAAAGTGTTCTATGACCATAAGGTGCTTTAAATTCTGGTATAGATGTATTACTATGATTTAATTTAGATTTCGCCCTTTCTCTAAATTCTTGAATTTTTTGCAACTTAAGATCAATGTCTTTTCTGTCCATATTTAGCACTCCTTTCATATTTTAAAAATAAAATGACATGATGATGTTTAAAAATATTATTGTTTATTAAAATAATTATCATTTTATTTCTATCTTAGTATATGTAATTATCTGAAAGTTAAAACAGATGAACAACAAAAGTCCAGGTATAGGTTGAGTGATAATAAAATAAAAATAAAAATGAGAAGCTCGAAAGCTTCTCAAATCTATTTTATTCTGATAATGCATCAAGGATACTTTTCTTTAACTTTGGATCCTTTTTAATATTTTCTGCAATTGAATCTAATGATTCTTTCATAGATTTTTCAGAATCTTTTCCTAAGAATTGTGAAAATTTTTCATCTACTTTAAGAGGTTCTTTACCAGCAGCCTTTCTTAATTCATTTAATGCTTCGAATTCTTTTGAATCTGTGACTTTATCTTCAAATATATCTTGATCTTTAAGAGATGCCTTTTCAGCCATTTCTTTTTTACATCTTGCCTCTCTTTCAGTCCAATTTTTAGTCGCCTCTTCGGCTTCTTTTTCTTCTTCCATCATTTTATTTAGGAAGTCATTATCTTTATTTTCTTCAGTTACAATTTCTTGTGTATTTTCTTTTACTTCTTCAACTGGTTCTTCTGATTTTTTATTTATAAATTTGTAGATTCCAAATCCTATACCAGCTACTACAATACCACCTATTCCATATAATAATCCTTTATTCATTTTTATTCCTCCTGTATTTTAAATTTATTATAATGTGTTTACATCTAATTCAGTATTTTCAAATTCATTGATTAATTTTTCAAACTCTTCAAAATTATCAACGTTTACCAAATCATTCAAAATTCTATTATACCATTTAGCAAAATCTTTAAATGGTATATATTTCTTATTTGCTGATTGTACACTTACTTTTCTAAAATTAATGTTAATTTGTTTTTTATATTCTATCGCATCTCTTATATTTTTAATTAAATAATTGATACATTTCGAAAAATATTTTTTAAGATCATGATTTAATGATTCAAATCCTTTGTCATATTCAACAACACTTCTAATATATATTAAAGCTTTAGCCTCATTTATATTTCCAACAGATAACTCATTAATCTCTTTAACTTCTCTTATTTCTCTAAACATCTTCATCTCTCCTTTTTATTTGAATTATAGTTTGAGGGAATACCTTTATTATTTGATATTCCCTCGGAATTTCTTACATCATATTATTATTTATGTTACATTGATTTACGAAATCCATATGATTTCTCATATGGATATCCATGCTTTGTCTTAAGAAGCTAGATGTTTCCTCTTCTTTCATTTTACTAATTTTATGTATGATTGCTCCAATACCAATTCCAACTAACGCACCTATTAATATATTCTTCATCATTATGATCACTTCTCCTTTATTATTTTTAAATTTTATTATTTATCTTCTCCAAATATTTCTTCAATTGATTCAGATACATATTTTTTAAATTTTTCAATCTTAGGATTATTGCTTTCAAGGATCATAACTAATAATCCTATCATCAACATACTGATAGCTATAGCTATCCAAAATCCAATTGCTCCACTATCAACCATAACTTCCCAAACTGTCATATTGAAATTTTCCATTTTATTTCCTCCCTTATTTAAAAATCACATTTAATATTACATAACCAATTAATAATACTATACAAATTTTAATATATTTTTTCTTTTTGTTTTTTAATTTTATTTTTACATCTTTTTTATTTTTTGATTTCATTAAATCTTGTATATCTTTAAAGATAACTTTTAATACTGCTAAAATCAATGAATCCATATATCCCTCCTGTATTATATATTCCTTATTATCTATACTAGTATATGTAATCGTTAAAACGCTATCTCGCGATTCCTTCGAGCGGATTCTTGGAAATATATTTTAGCGGTAAATAAAAGGATTACCCCAATAAGAAATATTTCTTATTGGGGTTTATTATTTATATAAATAAATCTGGATATTTAATGTTATTATTATCAAATGGAAGTCCAATACTTTCAAATACTATTATACTATTAAGAATTCCTTGAGCCATTTCTGTACTTCTATTTTTATATAATTCTCTAGCAGCATTCATTTCAGCACTTTCAGGTCCATATGTATCAAATACAGTTTTCATATCACTAGCAAGCATTTTATTACTAATACTGTTAATAAAGTTACTAAGTTCACCAGGGTTAAGTCCTAACTTATTAGTAATCATGCTTTCCATAGATACTTCTTCTTCTTTCTTAACTTCATCTAGTATAGATTCAAATGGATTTCCATTCTTTTCTCCATCAGATTGAGGTTCGGCTTTTCCTTCAGCTGGAGCTTCAGTTTGTCCTTCTTCACCTTCTTCTGGTGTACTTCCAGCGGCTTCATCAAATGGATTACCACCAGCATCTTCTCCACCTTCTGCATCGTCAAATGGGTTTCCAGCACCTTCTTCAGCACCTTCTGGATTTTCTCCTTCTTCTCCTTCTTTTGGTTGTTCATCAAATGGATTTTCACCTTCAGATTGTTCAGCTGCTTGTTCTGCTTCAGGATCATCTGGAGTCATTTCATCAAATTCATCTGCTTCTTCTTTATCATCATTATATTTTTCTTCTTGCTTATCTTTTTCAATTTTAAGAGCAAGTTTAACAGCCTGTTTCATTTGATCTCTAGTACCTTGAATAGCTGTTTCTATTATATCTGATACAACATCTGATAATTCATCTCCGCCTTCATTTTTCATAACATCTTCAGCAACGTCTTCATCAAATGCAGCATCTAAAGATTTATCATCTTCTTCCTCTTCTTTTTTAGCTTCTTTCTTTTCATCATCTTCAGCCGCTTCTGTAGATATAATGAATTGATTATGTTTTTTAGCAACATATTCTGCCATTAAGTTATCAACTGTATCTACAAAAGATTCTAATGCAGCAGCTATTACTGGGTTTTTACCATAATCCATTGCAGATTTTAACCCTTCATAACTTACATTTAGAATATTACCAGCAACTTCATTAATAGCCTCACTATTACCAGTGACTTTACTAACAGTTCTAGCCATAACTTTTCTAGTAAGTGCGTTTTTAATACCAGGTAAATTATTAGTTATATTGTAATTTATATTCATTACACATTCCTCCTATATTGATTTTATAAATTCTTCTGTCATTATAACAGATTTAAGCATACTAGGACTACTATAGATATGGTTATCTATATCACAAATTCTACTAAATAATGTATTATTATTACAAACTCTATGAACTAAATCGATGTTTGATTCACCAGCCATTCTATTAATTCTCAAGAAATTGCGAATAGATTCCCATGATATCTGTAGGTTCTGATTCTTCATCTACTACTTCCTCCTCAAATAAAAATGTTAAGCTATTAAGTTTTTCTACACAGAACTTATTATTTTTACATACTTCTAGCATAAAATTTAAAAGAGCATTATTCTTATTAAACGTTTTATTTTCAACTCCAGCTAATTCTTTTATAGTTTCAGCTGGGTATCTAATTAATTCTTTAGAAACACGTTTAACAAAATCTTTAGCATCTTTCTCTTTTTTAATATCTTCTATATATTCTCTTAATATCTTAATCAAATATTTTCGGTGTTCTTTTATTGTACGTTTATTCATCAGCATATTCTTTTCAGATATTAGCCATTTAAAATAGTTATGATTATTTTGTATACGCCACTTATAAAATTTAGACGTTTTGCTACTAAAATATACATAAAGTTCGGCTCTAGGTGTATCACTAAGATACTTATTACCAATTACTCCAATATTCATAGCATCATCTAATGATACTCTATATTCTGGTTCAAATAATATATCGTTATGAATTTTAATACTATTATCTACGTCGGCAATTGCTAAATCATAGAGTTCTTCCTTTTTAAATAGTTTTAAAGCTTCTTTATCCTTTTTTATAAATGACATTTCTTTTTTAGTAGGAAGAGAGAACATATCAAGAATTACTAAATATGGAGATTGTATAGTTATTTCTTGAAGTAATGGGTATTTCTTATATAATACTGTAAATACTTTCTTCATTTTACCCATATTAACCATACCAACTCCACCAAATTTATTAAGTCTTGGACGACTATCTTTAAAAGGTTCTCCATAAAGAACTATTTTAAGACAATTATCAAATCTTAGAGTATAGTATTTCTTTCTTATGTCTATCGGAATATTTTGCGATAATTCCGCATAATCTTTACTTGTATCTCTTTCTTTCATATGTTACCTCTCTTCTTTATTAAATATATTGCATATTATCTCCACTATCCAATTGAATTCTCCATTGTTTGAATTGAGTACCGAAGTAACCCCCACTAGTTTGGAATATAGTCTTAAATGCAACAAATGCGTCAGCTACCGGTCTTTCTATAAAATATTTAAATATATTAGACGGCGTATGATTTAATACCGTATTTGTACCAGTTAATGTTGCAACTACATTGAATGAAGACATTGGATGCCACATCGCAGTTAAAAGATTCATATCAGAACCTCCACCATATGTTTCTGTGAAGTTTGGCATTGTTGTTAATGTATATAACGATTCGATTGTTAAATTGATATTCAATTCTAATGGGATACCATTGGTAGTTTGGAATGCTGGGTCTGTACTTATAGACATACTACTGATATATCCACGTGGAACATTCATCACACCTTTACTAAATGCTGCACAATACATAGCGGCTTGCGGTATGATTAATGGCATTTTAGGTTTACTTACTTGTACTACAAATGGTAATAGTAAACATAAACCCCAAAACATTTGAGCGATACTATATTTATCAGAACCTGCAGCTACAAATCTAAGTGGCACATTATATGACACATTTGTACTACCTCCACGCATAACTTTAGGAATATATGTATTAGTTACAAATGTACTAGCGAAGTTACCATCATTATGATAAGCTATTTCACGAAGAATTTCAGTAGCAGAATCTACGCTACCACCAACAGCATTTGCTCCAGCTGCAGCTACTTGTCCTCCAGTTGAACTATTAGTTCCTGTTACACCTTCTGCAACTGCAGATGCTACCCCTTTAATAAGGTTTGGTAATGTACGAGCTCCAACGTCTGTTGTAGTTTCAGCTATTATAGATTTATCTGCTTCTAACGAGAATTGTAGATTTCTATCTATATTTCCATTACAGTAAAATGTAATAAATGGAAGATTCATCAATGAATTATTTCTGATATCTATATTAGTAACAGCATTAAGTATATTAGCGTATGAGTTATTATATAATGTAATAGGTACATCTTGCATTAATGTTGTATGTAAATCACTTTCTTCTTCGGCATCGCTACCAAATCCATAATTACCTAACCCATACCCACTTTTACCTTTAGCAAAATTACCAATTTTAGACCTATCAGCACCTTTAGATATAAACCCATCACCTGCACTAATTGCATTAGTTCCGTCCATTGCCATTATATCAGCCTCAGATTTTGGTCCTAGCGATGACATCGCATTATTTATATCACTTATATCTTGCCTTAATTGATCTTCTTGTTTCTTTGCATCTGCTGTTAATTCATCGGCCACTTTACTATCATCTCCACCAGCACCCAATAATCCACTAATACCTTTCCAGTTACCATGAGAGAATACTCTATCTACCATGAAATCTGGTAATCTTTCTTTTAAAAAATTATGATAGTCCGCACTAAAACCTGTAGCTGTTAAAGTCTGGTCCATAGGGTCTATTCCAAGAGTATGAAGTACAACTTTCATATGAGCACCAACTGATATCCAGTACCTATAATGATTTATTAATGCAGTATATCCGTATGATGCAATGTTAAGTCTAGTATCGATTCTATCTAAGAATGTTTCGAATCTTGTAGCAGTATTTTCAAAGAATTCTGATAATTCACTACCTCTAGTTTCATCTAGTCCAATTGAGCTTATTAATGCTCTCGTAAAGTTTGGTTTAAACTCTAATGGAACTAATACTAGAAATTGTCCTCTCATTAACACACGTTCAATATATTCTTGACCAACTAAACCTGCTGATCCCCATGTCATTTGTCCTCCATTTATTTCGTCATTTTGCCATATTGGCGGAGGATCTACAATATTATCACTTATAGGTGGAAGACCAACTATTTGTAGTAGTTGGTCCTTTCCTATAATATTTGCTAATTTACGTTTATCTAGTTCTACATATCTACTATTACTAGCATCAGTTACCATAACATCTGCAACTCTAGCAAATTGTGATATAATTCTTTGAGACTGTTCATGTACAACTTTTTTACCATTCTTAGCCGTACTTTCTATAAATGAATCTAGTGCACTTTGGTCATAGTCAGGAATACCGTAATTTCCATCTGTTCTACCACTAGAAGATGGTATTTCCTTGTCGGGACTACCATAAATTGCTCTTCCAGCACCTTGTGCAGCTCTATTTAATGTTTCAGCTGATTTTCTAATAGCTTCTGCTGTTGACTGTTGTTTTCTTTGGGATGGTTTAGGTGGTGGACCTACTAAACCGCTTTCATTATCTAACATATATTACCTCCTAACCTCTAGTTAAATCTAGATGTTGATATTTGTGCCATTATATCATCTTTTTCTTTAGACTTAATAGCACCTATTACTCCTTGTAGTAAGTCATTTACTCCACCAAAGCTTCCAGCTAGTCCAGTTGACACAACTTGAATTAATCCAGCTACTAATGCCTTAAGATCACGAAGTTCTTTAACTAATTGGTTTGCACCACTATTAACTATAGCATCTGCGGACATATCTCCACCTTTACCGCTATATCCATTTTTAGTCATATAACCAGTAGAGTCCATTTGTTTACCAGCTTTAGCTGCTTCTGGATTTTCACTATTTGTAGAGAACTTATTAGATTTTAAGAATCTTATATTTTCAGGTGAGTTTCTAGTACGCACATTCTTAGGATTTAGTCCTAATTCAAAGAATGGATCATAATAGTTATTATGTACACCTTTAACTGATTGTCCTTTGAATATACCTAAGTGTAAATGGGCTCCTTTAGTTCCTACATTTCCTACTTTACCAATTTGTTGACCAGCTCTAACCCTGTCTCCAACTTTTACAGTAGGGTGACCATGCATATATTCAGATGCAATACCATTGGCGTGTCTAACTATAATGTTATTAACACTTCCACCACCGGCTTTTTCAACTACACCATCAGCAATAGAGAAGAATGGAGAACCACTACCTTGGACAAAGTCCACACCACGGTGGAATCCACTCATTTTAACACCACGAGCTCTAGCTGCAGCTGCAACGTCAGATCTATCTCCATATACTGAAGCTATTTCTGTTCCGCCTAAGTTATTTAATGGCGTAGCCCATTTCATTCCAGACCTACCAACTACACTTTCAGGTGTCCACTTAGTCCCATCATAAGATAAATGTGCTAATTCTGGGTTATCTATTCCAGTTGCAGATGCATTATATGCAATATTTGCATTATTGGCTATATCAGCTTGTAATTTCATCATATCAAAACCAGAAGATTTCATTCCTTTATCAAATTGCTCATATAGAGTAGTTACTAATGGAATGTATCCAAACCCGGTTGCATACTTACCGCCATCAACTCCATGGTTAAGACCTTCAATACCCATAGTTTGTATAGAAGGGAATCTCTTACTCATAAATAAGAAATAGTCTCTAATACCATCTTCTGCACTTTTATAAGCACGGAATTTTTGACTCATACCTGTACTAACACCATTAATTACTTCATGTGTACTCACGTCAGCTACAGACCCGTCCCAATACTCAGTAGGTTTACCCCAACCTTTAATTCCCCAGAAGTTGAAGTTACCACTATCTTTTTTACCCCAATTAGACTCTAGAGCCCATTGAGCCATAGCTAAGTATGGATTTACATAAATACCATGCTTTTGACTCATTTCGTGAGCTATAGGAAGTAACATTGACATAAATTTTATAGCACGTTCATTATTACCAGCATTAGATGTAAATTTAGCACCTTTTAATTGAGCTAAAGTCGGAACTTTAGACCAATCAAATGAAGCATTAGCTCCAACATTTGATTTAGGACCACCAAATCCAAGAGCACTTGTTATCTTATTATATGCACTAGATACAAGATTTTTAGCCTTAGCTGTATATTTAGATCCAAAGTTACGTATCCTATCAAATGTACTTGAATATGCGGAACTTCCAGCACTACTACCATTTACACTAGATGTACCAGCATACGCAGATGCTTTTTGGAAGTTATCTTCTTCTATACCACCCTTTTGATTATACATTTCGGATCCATTACTAATCGTGGACGATGTATTATTCTGAGCAACATGTTCGGTTTTCGCTTCTTCTTTCTTTAAATCACCAATTAGAAGTTTTTGAACGAATTCTGACTTATTTACTGATGCTTTAAACTTTTCATTAGTTTTATAAAGTATTGCATTTATTTCACCTTTAATATTTGTAAATGTTTGAAGGAAGCTATCAAAAGACATAGCGAATTCAAATAGCATTTGTACAACTGCTGTTGCAATTCCCCAATAAGTTGCACTTAATAACACAGCTGACCATGCTATTGGTGCAGCTGTACCACCACTTACTAAGGTAGCACCACCTGCAGCAGCTACTTCTGCTGTCTGTTTAATTGTACCAATAACAGATAGAACTAAAGATGCTCCATTTTTATATGTAGCATATGCTCTAGCAACGTTATCATCTAAGTCATTTTGTTCTAGGAAATCTTGAGTAACACCTTTATCTTGCATATTTAATAAAGCAGCTGCAGATGATAATGAATTTCTATAATCTTTAAACCATAAAGCTCCATCTATAGCTAATCCTATAAATGATACAGCCTTTTTAGCACCTGTTGCTATAGCTTTACCGATAACGCTATCAGTAGCTTTCTTCATTAGCTTCTCACCAAGTTCAGACATAAATACCTTAGCACTAGTAGCCATTTTAGTTACATTTTTACCGAATATCTTACCAATTAATTTTATAACTGTACTTCCAGCAATCTTTTCTGCAACTATTGAAGGCAATTTAATGAATATATATTGAAGTATTTTACGGACACCTTTAATCATTCCCTTAGAAGCAGCTTTTCCACCAGCTTCTGCTAGTTCTTTAGTTGTAGTTTCTGCTACTTCTTGTCCAGCTTTCTTGACACTCTTTGTAGCTACGTTGTCTAGAACTTCCTCAGAAATCTCACGAACACCAGTCTCAAAACCAGATTCTACAGTTTCTCCAGCAACTTTCTTTGCAGAAGTTTCTCCGAATTCTTCAATTACTTCTCTTCCACCAGTTTCAAATGCAGATTCCATACCTTCGCCAGCTACATTTGAAGCTAGTTTTTCAGCACCTTCTTGTGCAGTTTTCTCTGCAACTTCTTCACCAGTTTCTTTAACAGCACCTTTACCGAATTTTTTCTTTATCCATTTAAATAACTTCCCGAATACATATTTACCAAATACTAGTTTAGTAAGACCTTGTATCATACCGCCACTACCGTCAAATCTAACATTACTAGATCCGTCACCTTTTCCACCTAGCTTTCCACCAACTATAGCATCTTTCATTTCAGCTATATCTTTACCTTGTTGTTCTTGTGTATCGGCTACGTTTTGCTTTTCTTTAAGCTCAGATCTAACTTCTGGTTTACTTAATAACGAACGAAATCTATTAGCTGCTGCAGCAAATGCTTTATTTTTAGATGATGCTATAAATGAAAGAATTCCTTGCTTTTGCTTTTCATCTGATACATTTGTAGCTATCATTGCAACTTCTGGATCATATTTACCTTCTTCAGACGCAAAACCTCCAGATGGTTCTGAGCTACCGTATCCATTAAATCCATTATTTTTAACATAGTTTTTAGCCATAGCCATCATAGCAGTATTAGCCATAGTTGTAAATACACCACTACCAGATACATTTAGCTGTCTAGCATTAATTGAAGAATCTATACTAGTAACAGTAGAACTAACATTAGATGCATCGTATTTAATGATTAAACTTGCTCTAGCTGTTATTTCAGATATACTAAGATCATTAAGACCACTTTGCATAGGATCGTTAATACTAACATTATCACCAGATATAGATAATATATTTATATAATGGGCACCACTATCGTGTCCTATATTATCCAATAAAGCAATATATGTAGCATTGTTAAAATTCAATCTATTAAAGAATTCTTTATTAAAACGATTTCCATTAGCCATAAGTATTTCAGATTTTAAACCTAACATATTAGCTACATGTGTAAAGAAACCGTATTTAATTCCATATTTATCTAGATATTGGTTTGCAACATTTATCATAGTTTCCTTAGATAATGTTGGTACTTTTAATATAACTAAAGCATTATTAGCCGCAGCTATACTACAACCAAAAGTTTCAAGATGTGCTCCATTACTAAAACTATAACCAGAAAGATCACTCATTTTAAGAGTACTTCCTTTAGATGAATACATATTTGCATTAGCTGTGTCAGAACCATATCCAGCTCCAGACCCAAATGCATATTTATCCATATTAAATGAGAAGTTATCTTTAACTAAATCACGTAACTCTTCAGCTGTAGGAAATTTAGGTGCTCTACTACCGATAGTTCCATCTTGTACCCAGTTATATTGTGTAACTCCATCGGCACCTTTAGATGTAACTTGTTTATAATACGGTGTAGCAGCTAAATTACCAGTATTATACATATTAGTTAAAGCATGAATAAGAACTTTATCAGCAATTTTTTCATCAGCAATATCTTCTTCATCCATACCATTAAGTTTATGTAAGAACCTAATACCAAATCTATTCATAAGTCTTCCAAAGAAACCTTTAGAATTCATTGAATTGATTTTATCCATTATGTATTCTTTATGTTTTTCATCTGGTATATCAGAACCGTCTGGATTTTTAATAATCGCACGTCTAAGTGCTACTAGTTTATTAAATTCTTCTCCAGCAATATATTGACCACCAATAATATCACCAAAATCTTCTCCAGATAAATTTTTATTTGCATACTGGTCTATTAATAAACTATTAACTATACCAGCACGTTTAACAGGATCTTTTTCTGTTTTATAAATATCTTGAATTTTTCCTATAACACCATCTAGATGATATTTATCAGTTAAAGAAGTATTACCTTCCATTAAATTATCTAATTTCTTTTTGTAATTACTATTTTTAAAGTCATTTGCTTGTATTACGTATTCTTTAAGAATATTTTCAAATAATTCATTATAAGATTTAGCATCTAGATGTCCACTATTAGATAAACCGGCCATATAAGCTTGACGAATTAACCATCCTCCGAACATTTGTCTAAATTCCATACTATTGACTACATTTGTATTCTTACTATCAATATGTTCGAAGTCTTTTAAAAACTCTTTAATACCAGGAATTCCAATATCATCAGTCTTACCATTCATCCAGTTAAATATTCTATTATCTTTCATAGCATTTTGTAATACTTTAGGGTCTAGTCTTATACTATTATTTTGTAAGTTACGCTCAAAATATCTAGATGCAACATAAGATGCTACCCGAGCTTGTTCTTCTTTAGTTAGGTCATCTCTTGGATTACCATATTTATCAGTGTATCCTAATACTATTTTAGCTTGTCTAACTAGCTCAGCTTTTTCATGAGCTTCTCCAGACTTAGCTAATTCATCTATATTTTTACCTGTAGCTGAATTACTTTTAACTGCCTTACTAAATCTTTTAAAAAAGCTATCATCAATCATACCAGATCTAAATACATTTGCTAATTCTTTACCGAATTTAAGATCCATTTGAGCAGTAATATAGTTATTCAAAGTACCAGTACCTTTGTCTATATGATGTTGGTATACAGCATCTTCATGTTCACTCAACCAGTTCATAAATTCATTATCATCATTAAATTTTATTTCATCTGATATAAACCCTGATAATCTAAGTTCTTTTTCAATTACCATTGGGTCTGACTTCTTAAAATAATTCATAAAGTCATCTTTTTTACCAGCCATAAAATTAGTTCTACCTTGGATAGCTCTTTTACCTTTACCACGTAAAGTATTAAATGTTTTTCTTGCTTCTTGTACATTACCGTAAGATGTTTTATATTTAGATTGAGCCCAAGCTTCAGAACCTTCTCTAGCATAACTTTCTTTATTTCTAAAACTACTCTTAGTCATTTCAGTTAATCCAGTAGTCTTAGCTGAATTATACTGGTCTATATTATCCTTAGCTCTTCTAGCTTCATGATCAACCATATTTAAGTTAGCAGCATTAATACCATCTTTTGCTTTATCTCTAGCATCCATATCACTAGCTGTACGTTTTAAGAAAAGTTCTTTTTGTTGATCTTTAATTAAATTTATAATACCATCGTATATTTGAGATGCTTGGCTATTCTTATCCTCAATTTTCATACGAGTATCTTTATCTATTGATTTTAATTGATATTGATAATTCTTTAGTGCTCTAAGATTATCTTCCATAAGATTTGCATTAACATCGTATGGATTTTCTTGTCTAAGTTTAGCAATATTAACTTCTAACTCTTTAATTATTGGATCTATATTATCTGCATAAATAGCAGCGTTTGATCTTTCGCCACTAAGTCCGAATATATTTGCAAGAGTCTTATTTCCTTTAAGTGCATTTTTAATCTTTCCAAAAATACCCTTACCATCTTTAGCACCTTGTATTTTCTTTCTCAATGCAGGTAATAACTTATAAGTAATACCTCCAGCAGCCAGTGCAGCTCCAAGAGACGGGATAAATCCAACTAGCCCTGCAACCGGTCCCATACTGTTAAATATACGTTGGCTGAACATAAATGTTTTACCACCAACAGTTGCCGCAGCAGCCGCTGGTATTATTTTCTGAGCAAGTTTAGCCATACCTATATCTCTATTACTAAAACCATGTTCACCTTTAACGTCACTGTCAGGCCCGTACATCATATCTATGGCCTTCTTAGCACGTTCAGTCATCATTACACCAGCACCTATAGCACCCATTGCATATACACCAGCATTAGAAGATATAATACCCTTATTCTTCATCATACTTCCAATAGCAAGTCCGACTGCTGTCCCTCCACCTATTCTAAGTTTCTTTTGAATAGATGAATCTTGCCATACAGATGATAATAATTTATTAGTATTTTGAACGACATTTCCGTCCATTTTATATTTAGCATCTTCTTCACGTTGTCTACGAGATTCATTTGCAATATAAGTATCAGATATAAATCCCCACCCTAGTTTAGCCATTTTAGATTGTATTGGTTTACCATTATCATCAACACAATCCATAAGATCTACTGGACTACTAACATATCCTTGAGATTTATATTTAGAAACAGAACCACCATGTTTAGCAGCTTGTGCTTGTGCAGTAGCTCCAGCCCTATGTATTATTTCATATAATTTAATACAAGCTTCATATTTCTTAAATTCACGTTCAACTGTATTATTAGCATCACGTGTATCTATAGCATTTCCAACAGAATTACCCATTACTAGATTATAGTAATTATCATTCAGTCTTCCAGCACGTCTTAATTCTTCAGCTTTATCTTTATTGCTAAAATTTTTTAGATCATACTCTTTAGCAACATTTAATGGCTCCTCTATCCATTCACCTTGAAGTATTTTGGCAGCTTCTTTATTAGTTTTATAACGTTGCTTAGGTGTCATCTTAGCATTTACTTTATTAAGATATGCCATTGCGTTATTATAACCTTTAAATGTACTTTGACCAGTAAATGATGCTCCACCGCCATTACCACCAAAGCCTCCACCTTTAGCTAATGATACATCTAGGTCTACACGTTCTAATATTTCACGTAACTGTTTAGGGTCATTAATTCCAAAATCATGTAATGCTTGAAGTGTTTGTATTGCTTCAGAACCTATACGATTATCTATTTGGTTATATGTGTTACGACCATGTAAGTCTCTAAATCCAGACCCCATATCATTCATACGTTCTTTTGACGCATATGTAGCTGTACGGTAGTAATTACGTAGCATACCAAGTATTTCCATTGCTTGTCTAGCAATTCCTGCTTGGTTTGGGTCTGAAATATCTATACCCATAGATTTTACTATATTACTAAGATCATCTCCTAGATTATCAAATCTACCACCAGTGGATTGAATATATTTTTCTACATATTTAATAATTTTATCAGATGTCCATTGTGCATTACCATGAATATCTCTTTTAACGCTTCCATTACTATTAAATTGAAGATTATTTCTAGCAAATGATGCATATGCTGGGTCATTTGCCATTTCTTCCATAATTGATGCAAGCTCGTTTTTAAAATTACGTCTTACATTTTTAAGTTTATCTTCATTTTTAGCTATTTGTCTAAGATATATTTCAGATTCAGTACGATAAGTTTCACTTTCCCAATCGAATTGTGTAGTCTTCGTACCTTTGATAGCCCCTAATATTTCACGCAATGTTTCAAAAGATCCTATTACTGATTTATAAAATTTATTATCAAATTTTGCACCAGCAGACCAATCTGTTTTATTCATCTTACGTTGAAGATCTATTTTATTAGTAGTGTATAATGGTTCAGCTAATGCTCTTATTCCAGCATTTTTACTACCAGCAGCTTTATTAATAACTTCTTGTATATAAGATACTGGGTCTTCTTTCATTCTATCCCATTCTTTAGCATTCTTACTACCAAGAATAGTACTTTTTATAGAACCAGCAATACTTTCTTTTATTATCTTATAAATTCCACCATCTTTAGCTAGAGATCTAAACTGGTCTAAAGCCATAACAGCCATACCTATTTCACCAGTCGAATCTAGTTTACTACCGACGGCTTTCATATAAGAACCAGCCGCTTTATCAAATCTTAAAGCAGCTAGAAATTTAGCTGTATCACTAACACCATGTTCATACTCTTTATATTCCGATCTATTATCAGCTTTATTAGTTGGTGCCATAACACCACGCATAGCTTTAATATTTTCAGATATAACACCAAGTAAGGTTACTTGTTGTTGCTGTAAATTTAGTAGAGAGGCATTAAAAGGATTATTATCCTGAGACTTTAATATTCTCTCTAATAGATTATTAGTTTGAGCTTGTGCAGCGTATCCAAGAGCAGCTGTGCCAGATTTTTTACTAGACGGCGTATTGTCATATGGATCCCATGCATTTAAATCTTTTTCTGCAAATTGACTATATTCTTGCATTTTTTGTGCTTGAAATTGTCTATCTTTAGATTCATTGATGTCGTATAGTTTAGTTCTGGTTTTTAAAAGCTTTTGTAACTCTGCTTTATTTTTCTTTTGTTCATTTGTAAGATGTCTTCCTTCAGACTCCTTAGCTTCTGCTTTATTTACTTGAGCATTATAAGCTTTTAATTCACGTTGATACTCTTTATTATCATCTTTAGCCACACTTATCACCTCTCTTTACTTAAAATAATTATTGTTTTGACAGGTAATTGTTCGAAATCGAGGATATTAAAACGGTACATAAATAGCCTACCCCACCTAGGTTTTTAGCCTAAATGGGGTAAATTATTTAAGTTTCCAAGAATATACGAAGGAATCGTTAGATAAACATCTAACGATTACATATACTAAGATAGATATATGTAATACTATAGTACCAATATAGTATTAAATCTTCATATATTCAAGGCAGGTGAATGTGATGATTCACAATGTACAACATTATCATAATATGATAAATAGTTTTAGTGAACAAGATATCAAATCTTGCAACTACGACTATTATCAGCACAATGTTAATTTGTACTGTTACTTATCTAAGTTATATAAAGATATTAAATCTGAATTTGATATTCATGTTAACGATATCGAACCATTAGATTTCGTTAATAAAAAGTTAAATGAAGTTAATAAATATCTTTATGAATACAAAGATAAGGTAATGCAATTTAACTAATCGATAATAAACACTTTAGAAGAGCAGTGTATAAAGAACTCTTCACATTCTTTTTTGTTATTCTTTTTCATTAGAATATAAAACGTCATTTATATACAGTATTTCTCTGTCATCATCTCTTTGAAATTTGATATTATCTCCTATTTTAATTGACTGGAATTGCTTTTCATCTACTATAATGTTATCATTCACATCAACTTGTACCAGATATCTATAAACAGTATATCTCTGATCCATAAGATTTTTCTCTCCTATATATTCAGATATAAGAGATATATCAGTTCTTTTCTTAATCTTTGCAGTAACTTTTCCATTTATATTAAGATTATCTCTTACAGTATAGAATACATGAATAGCATTTTCAACATCATCTTCATCCATAAAATTAGAAATAACTGTTCTATATTGTCTTCTAGTTACTTTTGGTATAATAATAGCTAATCCAAATAATAAAGCTATTAATGATAATACTGTTACGAATTTTGCGAACTTTTTAGCTTTAGACATTATTCCTCATCTCCTGTATCTTCTTCATCTTCTTCTTTTTTCTTAGGTTTTTTCTTTGTTCCAGATGAAGTTTCTCTAGCAGTTTTAGCAGCTTGTACATTTGCAATAGAAACAGCTTCTTCTAGCATATCATCAAATCCAGCTATAATACTATCATCACCAGCTACTTTCTTAAGAAGTAAATCTTTAAATGCACGTTGAACATCTTGGTCCCAGTTCTTATCTTTTTCATGTAGTTTATCCATAAGATCTAAATACGCTAAGAATGCATCAGTTTTATCTTTAATAGCATTAGCTTGACTTATTTGATTTGGTTTTTCTATTGATGGTGGTATCCATTCTACTGTATAATCTTTATAAGTTTCTCCACCACGAAGTCTTACTAACATTGTTGCCAGTTGAGATGATGGACGAGTTTTAAATTCTCTAAACTTTTGAATTTGAATCATTTTACTATTATTTATTTCATGAAGTTTTGTAGCAAGCTCTACTTGACCATCTTGTGATGAGAATACTGCTGGGTTGTATCCAACTATATCTCCTGCTTGTTCTATCCATTGTCTTATAACTTCAGGTGGTACAGAGAATTCAGGTGGATTAATAGGATTTAGTTCTAATGGCATTACTTGATCAGCTTCTGATTCTATTACTATAAATTTATGTCCAAGTTCAAAGTTATTTTTACTAACATCACGAAGTTTAATTCTGTCCATACCAAGACTATAGAATCTATCCATTAAACTTCCTTGCATATATTCAGATTTATTATCATTAAGTCCTTTAGCTATTCTAACAAGAGAATAACCTCCAGATGCAGTTATATACCATGCAAGTTGACACTCATTTGCTAATATAGCAGCAGTTGCTGGAACAGATGCTTGGTCTAACTTAGATTTTCCTAGTCCAGATATTCCATTACGTTTAAATATTAAATCTTTAGCTGGAATATATATAATACGTGATAAATTATACATATTATTTTGAGCAAGTTCATTAATACTCATACTATTAGAAACTTCATTTTCTTCAATAAGTTTCTTTAAAGTGTATAATAATTCTTCATTATTCTTTAAGAATTTAATATCTATATTCTTTTCAAGTATAGGTTTAACAACATCTCCAAATATCATACGTCCAACTGTTTCTTCTTGTTGATCTTCTAATATATCTACAAGTTCTCCATTTTGTTGGAATGATTGTGGATTTCCTATAAAACTTCTAAGACCTATGTAATGTTGTATATCCTGGTGTGTATATTCATTATAGAATGTACCTATAAGTCTATTACCTGTTATAACTGGAACTAATCTATTATTTTCAAGATATTCAATTGATTCACCTTTAATAGAACTAAACATTCTGTCAAGCTTACTATAAGTTCTATTAGTTTCTTTAATCTTCTCTTCAACTTCCTTATTAACACCAGTTTCTGGATTCTTTTCATCAGAAACTATAGTAGCTTGTGTAGGGTCACTACCATTTAATTCTTGTGGAGCTAAAGGTGGTCTAGAATCAACAGTAATAACGTCTTCCATTGCAATCTCATAATTAAAATCATTAATAATAGATTCAAATGCATTCTTTAAAACTCCATTACTACATCTATCTATAGGTGAATTATAGATGTCTTCAAATGAAAAATTAGTAGATTCTATAGAATTCAATACATTATCAGACACAGATTCTAGTAATACTTCTTCCTTTTCAGTTTTAAATATTTCATTAATTTCATCAACAACGTTAGCCATTGCAGAAAAAGGTATTCCATTACCTACTAAATTAAAGAATTTGGCTTTACCATTTTCAGTATCAGTTACATAGACACTATTGATTTCATTATTATTCCATCTAGATACGAAATCTAAGAAACTTTCATCTGCAGATTTTAATTCTGTATCCATATGTGGTGTCCATTGTTTATATATACCGTCTTCTACATAATAATCTAATATACGATAATCATTAGTAGTAAGACCTTCCATTGATTCTTTAAGAGCTTTATCTATACGTTTTTTATCTGGATTATCTATAATATACCAGTTACCCTTTGTATAATTGTATTTAATACGATTATTCTTTAATATCTTTCTAAACTCTTCGTTAGAGAAGAAACTCTCACTAGCATTCATAATCATTTTTCTTTCAATCTTCTTATTTTTCAAATCTTGAGCTTTCTTTCTCTTCAGTATATATTTTACATAAAGTTCTTTTGCTACATCTTGATTTGATATTATATGAGTTAATGAGTATCCTTGCCCCCATGCAGTTTTATCTGACTGATTATCAATATCAAAGAAAGATTTTTCATCAATTGCTATATTACTATAATCAGAAGGAACTAATAATTCTATAAGTTTTTCTCTTTCAGAGTTATCAGTTACTTCTATACCTTTTTTATAGAATTTGAATTTAGAATCTTTTTCAAAGTCATTTCCTCTAAAAGATCCGTTATTTACATCATCTATAAATAATTCTATAGACTGTTCTAATACTGGTAGATTTTCTAATAAGAATTGGTTGTAATTTGCTTGTTGCATTTTATAATATAAACCAGTAGTATTAAACAGACTTATTTTACTACTTTTATAAGCAACAGCTTCATTTATAGTTCTATCTATAGCCTGGTTCTTTTTAGTATCACCTGATATACTCATTATAGAGCTAGATAGCTTAACTCCAGATGATACGTCATTTATTATAAGATTTTGAGGATCTAACTGGTTCATTATACCAGAAGATAATTTTAAGATTTCCTCACGTTGTTGTGTTACATCTGCATGTATTTCTTCTATCTTTTTCTTATTCTTATCAACTATTTTCTCTAAAGAAGATTTTTCTTTTTTCTTAGTTGTTGCATCTTCATTATCTTTTATAGCCTGAACTACTTCTGGCATAGCTAAATCGTTAGCCATTTTAAATGTATTTAATTTATCATCAGCCATTATTATTCCTCCTTTACGAAATTAACAAAAAAAAACACCCCGAAGGGTGTTTAAGATGTACAAATCACTTGTTTTTAATCAACTAGAACAACTTGCATCTGTTGTTCTATATTGATTATTAAATCATCTTCTCCAAGAATAGAATAATAAAGACCTATTACTGCAGTATCCTTGAATTTCTTAATCTTATAAGAAGGCGTGCTTACTAATATTTTTTGGTTTAATCCTTTTTGAATTAACTGCTTCTTATATACATTCCAAGGAAAATAGAAACAGTACTTATTTATATAGGTAGTTATTCCTCCAAATATAGTACTTCTTATAGTAGATACATCATTTTCATACATATCTTCCCAATCAACTTCTTCTATATTATGCATTTCACAATCAGATAAATCGAATGGTTTATTTCTAATAGGATTCAATTTACCATTATTAATAGTAATAATTCCTTTATTCATTACACCATAATATTCCATAGTACTATCATTACCAGTAAGCATATTATAAATATCATAATTTGGATATTCATATTTAACATATGTACCGTTAAATGATAATTCTCCATTAGTTAAATAGAAATATTTAGTATCTACATTTATAATATCATCTTCATCTTCACTATCCTTGTCGGATTGTGACCCTATATGATTCTTATAATTATAAGTATTAATAGATGATAATACTGAAATTATACGAGATTGCTTTGGTGTGCATTTAGGAAGTTCCATTACAAATGGTTCTACTTTTGTAAATTTAGGTTCACTATCAAACTTTACGACAGTTTGTATAAGATCATTTATTGATGGTAAATTACAACACATAGAACCAAATGATATAGTATCTCTAGATAATGTTGCTAAGTTAACAGAACCCAGATGTTTATGAATAAAGTCATTAAATGATGGAGCGTCCCTGTCTGCTTGCATAAGAGTATTACCGTCACTATCAATAATCTTACTAATATTACCAAGTAATGTGTCTTTAGACAAGTTGCATACCACAGTTTGAGTTGGGTAATGAGATTTAAAGTCTAGATAAATTGCATAAAGTACTCTTCTAAAGTTTTGTACATTAGCTTCTCCGCTAAGAATTCCATACTGTTCTATATATGGAGTAAAGTCGTAATTATAAAGACCAGGTTTTAGAACAATTCCTCCACCATAATTACCTTTATGTGTTACTGCATATTTAGTTTTACATAAATAATCTAAATTAAGAAGTTTTTCTAACTTTTGAAGCTCTTCATTAGTCTTTTGGAAACATATTTTATTAATATTATTACCAGGAATATCACCTCTGATTACACAATCGGCAAATATTCCACGTGTAATGGCTGAGTTATTACGAGGAGATTCTTCTATATTAACTTTACAACTCATACAATATATAAGTTTTGATTCAAAGTCACCAGTTACTAAATCCAACATAGCTAGTAAAATAGAGTCAATTATCGCATATATACTGTGATAATAGAAGTCTGCTCTAGCTAGATTAAGAATTGATGTAGTAATATGTGTATAATCGTATTTACCAAATCCTAATATAATTTGAGCAACTGTATCAAGTTTATAATTACTGAATGTTTGAGTAGAACGGTTACTAAAAAATGTAGTCTGACTATCAGCTATCATTGTATGTGAGATATTATTCATATATACTACACGCTTAGTAGGATTGTAGTCATCTCCACGAAATGAACGTTCTGGGTCACTTTCGACTCTAGACTGTACATCAAATGGTGGTGCTACGTCGTCATATCCAATCCCGTGTTGATTAAATGTTCCAGCTGGTAAACCTAATGCATTTATTCTATCTTGAAACGTTCCAACGTCGAATGGTGCATTAAACGCTGTTAATATATCTGGTTGATTATCTGTAAACATACGTTTACAAGTAGCTTTAATCATCTCAGCTTCATTATCAAATGCATTTAATTCTATTGTAAGCTTATCTACAAATTCTCTAGCTAACTTTTGAACGAAATCTTTAGATTTTCCAGATAAACTGCAATTATCTATCATTTCATATAATGTATCTTTAACATCTTTATAATATTGCTCTTTATTATTAACTAGTTCATCATATCTATTGAATTCTGGATGTTTTACTATATCTATATAAGCTTTATGTTCTTTAGGATTTACAAAAGTATTAGTATTAATATTCCAATCTCCGTACTCGTCTCGGTGAGTTTCTATGTCGAATGCGCAGACATTTAATTCTGGAATTGGAACATTTTCAAATAGTTCAGATCCTTGCTGTTCGTATCTAGACAATGTATATTCTAAATATACTACATGTTCTATAGGATAATCAAAGAAAAAGACATCAGGGTGCAGAGAAACTGCACCTGGTTCTACATTTGGATATATAACTTTCTCTACCCATTGTCTTGTATACTTATCCTGATATCTTATTATCTTAGCTTGAAATAGATTTGGTATCATTTCAGCTTCTTTATTAGCATATGATACCATATATCTACGAGTTTCATTTATTTGAATAAACTCTTGATGTTTATCTCTATGTCTACTAGACACAAACACTGGAACTTTTGGATTTTTAATCTTTCTTAATATCTTTTCACCATTACTGTAACGTTTATATAATACAAATAGTGTATCTATCTGTTTATAATAATGACAGTGTAGTAAAAATAAATCTGGGTCATGGTCTACTAGATTATATCCAGTAGGAAATAAACTTCTACATAACATGGTACACTCCTGTTTCAGTTATTGGTAATGTTAAAATTCTTAATGCTTTTCCAACATTAAGTTTATGTTGTTCAAAATATACCATCGGAATTTCTTGTAAATTTGGTGTTATCATAAGATATTCCATTACATTTTCAAATAAATCATATATTAAATCTATCATAAATTGGAATACTTTATACTCAATTAAATTACGGAATGGTTCATTATAGAATGATATACCTGAATGTTTTTCATATATAGCACCCAAATGGGTTTGAATAGCAGCTTCTATACATCTATGAACGTCCGGGTCATCACTAGTTACAACATTTATTAATATTGTACTAAATTCTATATACTGTATTGGGTCTAATTGATGTTCTTGTAATGTAACATCAGAAGTTTCATAATGTAGATCTTCAAATATATAATTTATCAAAATATCGTCATCTATTATAAATTTCGATGTATAAATTTGCATTAAATCGTAGTGAATACTACGTAAAAATCCTAAAATAAACTTAGTAGTCTCAAGTGCAGTCGCATCATACGCATTATAAGAATTATCAAAATTCATACTAGCTAGCATTTTATCTACATCATCTACTCCAGGATGAATTATATTATTTAAATTATTACAAAATATATTATAGAAATCATTATCTACAATATACATAAAATTGTCACTAATTGCTTTACGAACTGGAATATAAATATGACTTGGAAAGAACCTAGGCCCATCCAACATACACATAATAGCTTCATATTTTGCTTGTGGTCCAAAATATCCAGTTGCCGTATAAACCAAAGTTTTTATAACATATTCTGGGTCTCTGCTTATTAAATTATATAAACTCTCATCATAACTATAATTATATGAATTTAATCTTTTAACCTGCCCCATTATAAAATTGCTAGCATATCCATAATTATTCATCATATCACCTTCACACTGTTCTAATTTCTATTTCACCTAGGGATGGATTTGCTCCATATTCACTATACACATAATCTTCAAATAATGCCATCTTTATTTTAATATATGCTATTAAAATATTACTAATAGTAGGTCCAATCAGTCGCATTACTTCATCTATAATTTCCATAGCTACACTAGCTAAACCATCATAAAAATCCATCAAATGAGCTTGGTAGTTATTCCATAAGTCAAATGCACCAAATTCATAAAATTTCTTATGATTTTTAGGATTTCTAGGGTTCCATTGGTGTTGACTTGCTAAAAACCATATTTCATTTATAATATTTTCAGCATTAAAATTTCCACGCATCTCTCTAATATTCATAGCTGGAATTTCTATATAGAAATCTTTAAATATTTTATCTAATGTTGCATTATAAATCAATATATATGCATCATAACAATTTAAATCTTCACTCATATATACACTTGCTATAAATAACACACAGAAATCTCTTTTCAATTTATTATCCCATAATTTCCAATTATATAATGTATTTAATCTAGAATCAATATATTGCTTTTCTTCTGGATTTATTTTATCTATATTTGCAATTAATTTTGTTACATTTTGTACCATTCCTAACTTATCGTATACTAATACATTTTGTATTGGACTAGCTACAATAAGCTCTAAAATATCTAAGACTATATCTAAATTATCCATTTCATTTCTAACTATATATAATTCATTCGGATTAGTTTTTTCAATATATTCTAATATACCAATCAAAGATTGTAGTATAGAATTATATATTTTAGAAGCTAATTCCAAGTCATAATGATATCTTCTACTTCGTACCATGGCGAGCATATATTTAACATCGCCAAAGTAATCATTAATATTTCCAATCTTATTATCATACATATTTTGATCATTCCTTTCTACTTTTATATCCATTTAAACGGCATAATTTAACGTTTTAACAAACGTTGGATAAATTAATCACAATATAAGTTAAAACGTCTTAAAATGCCTTATAAACGCGTTTAAATAGACAATACAGGTACTTTATCATATAAAATCACATTAATTATATTGACAGCTATTTGTCTAAAAATATCTTGTGAAAATATATTGTATAAAGTAGAAGAAAGTGTGTGTAATTCTGTTAATAAATCAAATATATGAACCGATGATTTATAGATATCTGTATAGACTAGTGATACATAATCATTAGTTATCTCTTCCCAAGTTATATATTTAAATGCATTAGGAAAATGATTATATAGGTAAGTTTCATCACAGTCTGATATTGACGAAGAGTATTTATCAAATTCATCATTAATTAACTTCGATACGTCTTCTATGTATCTAGCAACATTATATAATTCATTATTGATTATAGATATAAATGGGTCCTGGATTCTTTCGTCAGTTCTATTGTATAAACTAATATATGAAAACATTCTATGGAACTTATAATTAGTGAATACAGGTATCTTTTTAGCAATTAATGTATTGCATAGTGTACCAATTGCATCCCATAATTCATTATCATCGAATTCTATATCTATCAAATCATAATTCATATGTCTAGTAATAGTATCAATATCACTATAATCTGGAAGTTTAGAATTATCAATGATATATTTTATAAGGTTATTAATAAGTTCTACTGATTTCATCTAAATACCTCCTATTTTATCAATAATCATACGAATTCCTTGTGCTATAATTGATGTTTCTATATATTGGTAGTTGTCTACTGTTGTAAATAATAATTCAAATAGCCCTACTATATTATAATATAGATAATCTCTAATAATATAATGAATATAAGTTTCATTTATTACAATAGAATAAATAAATGGTATTGATGTTTCATAATTAATAAACGACTTATGTATAGCATAATCTGTAAGCATCCCGATTAAGTCAGTATTATCTAGTTCATTATATATAGTATAATAGTCATCTTGATTAATAAAACTACTAAGTACATTCTGATTAAAATTGGATACAAACATATTTAACACATTTCCCCTCACACTATACATAGATTGATTATATACGTCTAATCTATCAACATCTGCACTATTTACAGCGGTTAATAATGCCTGGTATGTATTATCCAATATAAATTGAATATCAATAAAAGAACGATAAGCATCATCATTTTTTGTATAAGTATTCCACTTAAATGTAAAAAGATCTCTCCATAATATTATTAAATTTGTAGCTCCGTACTCTTCGATTTCTGATTTCGGATATGCGAATTCAGTATGATTATTAAATATACGATGATATAAGATACCTCCATGACCAAACATAAATGTTAGTAGCTTAAGAAATGTACTAGAACAAAGGTCATACGATATATCAGAATATTGTGAAGATTGATTATTCTGATATAATATATTAAATTGATTAGTTACCATCTCTTTAAATCCTTTTAACATCGTCATATAATTAGCAAGTTTCTCATCATCTCGAATATTAGGTATATTTATATATCTAAGTATATCCTCAGAAGCTGTTAATGCTGTGTTATTCAAGTTATTAATAAAATTATTAAGTTGATTCACCATCTTTTATCCTCCAAATATTTAGCGGTACATAAACGGGAGCTTTCGCCCCCGTATTTTATGCATTTGCTTGAGCTCTCAAAACCACTAGTACATCTTCAGGTATTCTGTATTTATTTGTCTTATTATCGTTCCATTCATTATTATAAAACTCTCCCATTCCAGACGATGTTGTAACCAGTCTATATGGAATAGCAGTATCTTCATAATAAGTTGTAACTTCACGATTAACAGTATCAAATTCTAGTTCACCTAAATGAGTAACTGATCTTGGTATAAAGTTATCAGGTGGAAGTTCTGGCCCGATACTTCCATCTTGATTTAAATAGAAACCTTTTTCATAAAATGTTCCATCGTCCACATTTACATATAAAATACGAGTATGTGGAGTCTTTTTCATTTTTAAACCAGCTAAGCTAGTATTAAGATTATGACCTAATAGATTTGTATTATGAGATAACATACTATCTTTATTTTTCATACGTTCCATCATAATATCTACAGAATTCTTATGAACGTCTGCCATTGTTGTACTTCCATCAAAGTTATCTGATGCAACTACAATACTCTTCATAACGTCTAGCGTAGACTTAGCTGGACTAGTGGGGTTTGAGCCATCAGCTCCCTTGTCTAATTTATTTGCTTCATATTGTAAGTTATTAGATACAAAGTTAGCTGGGATAGGCTCACTACTTACAGCTTCTACAGTCTCTTTTTCCTTCGGAGTTTCTGTAGGAACTTGTATATTAGCTGTAGTACTTTGATGTTCTATAACTGGTACATTAGAAATAGCTCCTAAATCAATAGTTCCAGGAGCTATATTTCTACCAGCCATAGATGCAACTGCAATTGGACTGTTTTGTTGTACATTTACTTGTGTACCAGAATTATCAACTGCAGCTCCACTAGCTTTAAGTATATCAAGTTGTAGTTTCTTTTCATCTCTAATCTGTTTAAATCTTTCAGATTCCAGTTTAGATTTATTTTCTATTATTCTCATTTGGTTTATAAGTATATTTATGTCTGAATTTTCAAGTGCTGATAATGTTTCTCCAATATCGTCTCTTTCTAGAAGAACTTTAATATACTTCTTTAAATCTGCAGACTTAAAACCAAATTTTCTAAATAGTTTATCATATTCCATACTCAGCTTACTCATATTAAGGTTTATCTGTTTAATATTCTTATTAAGATCAGATAACTTAATTTCAGGTAGACCAGATGCAATACTTGTACCAGTTTGTAGTCTTGGACTATCTTCAGCTACAAATGAAGACAAGTTCCATTTCTTTACAAGTTCTGGAGAGCTTCCTCCAAATAATCCCGCCATCTAATTCCTCCTAGTACGGATATTCATCTAAATTATCTTCAGCTGCATGGTTGATATTTGTTCCAGTAGCTTCCGCAGTTTGTGTTGCAGCTTGGGCAACATTATTAACAGCTGTATGATAAGCTTGATTTTGTGCAGCATATGCACTATCTTCTGATGTTATATGGTTAATAACTCTTGTATACATAATTGCAGATTGGATATTATTTAGCATTGTATGTACGCTTTGTAAGAAACCTTCTCCTTCAGATAAGTTTCTTCCTCCATTACCAGTTGTATTTATGCTAGGCATTAATTTAAGATTTAATGTATAAACACAATTAGTTTCTGGAAGTTGGTCATAAGAACCATTTGGTTGTCTTACCATAAATGGTTTTGCTTCTTGATAATTTGCAAATTGATAAATCTTTAAACTAGCAAGTCTAGCTCTTTTATAATCAGATTTTTGACCTGGTGCTATAGAATAAGTAAATCTAATTACTTTACAATCATTTGATCCATCAAAATGTATTTTAACAGCTTCTGAATATCTAGTTTCTTGATCATCAAATCTAGCAGCTCCAATTTTAGCTACACAAATACCAAAAAAGTTTTCAAAACCAGAGTTATTTAAGTTATTGATGTGCAACATTGTTTTATTAACATAAGTCTTTTTACCTTGGACTTCTTCAAGTCTATCAAAGTGCATTACTACATCAAAACCTTTCATATACATTGCAACTCTGTGCTTGTCTTGAGTTTGTACGTCTGTTGTATTCACCGATGTGATCCATACTTCTTTCTTTTCTTCCATTTTTGTTTCCTCCTAAATTTTATTATAATATACTGTTTGTATATTCTACCTTATTATATGTAATTA